GCCGGAGGCGTTGTCTCTCCACGCCCCCAGGGTGGTCTTTAAGGATGCCTTTGTCAACACAAATTGGTTATTTGATGAGATAGGTCTTGACTGGAACAAATATTTCAAACCTGGTGCTGCCGTTTCAGAAAGCATTGAAATTTTTTTAAAAAGATTTTCTGCCAAGGACTATTTTGAGTTTGTAAAATTTTTAATTGTAGGATTTCGTGACGATGGCCGAACAGTCAAGGACCATCTTGAGGGAAAGTTGACACCGGGTGCCGAGAGGCTGGTGGCAACCCTGCCAATTGTGATGGATGGTGTTGACTGGTCAAGGATGACTGCTTGGGAATTTATTCAGAGCTTCAATATTGTTGCAATGTCATCGAGTCAGACTCAAAGGGTTTCCGGAAGGGTCATGGGGGAAGACATGGAAAAGGTTTTGAAAAATGCTGGGGTACAATTTCATTTCAATGAAAAACTTGTTGACATTGAAAAAAGAATTTTCAATTCTGGAAAAGTTTTGGATGAAAAAAATTTGATGGTACTCTGTTTGGATCCAAAAAGTTTGAAGAAACTTTTAAGTCCCAACTCTGAAAAAATAAAATTTCTGGAAAAGATTGAATATGGTTGTGTAAATGTTTTGCTTCATTATGACGAAAGACCCAAAGAGATAAATTCCTATGAAGAGGTTGCCGACACCAAGTGGAACATCTTGCCAACCTGGCTGTACAATGATAGCAATATATTGTCCTGTGTCTTGGTCGAACCACCTAATGTTCCACCCGAAGAGCTACTGGATGGGATCCTTAGCCAGCTTGGCTTGCCATTTCCAAAGTATCACAAGATCTGTTGGGGTGCCGATTGGGATGGGGTCAAGTGGGCTGGACACCAGAGTTCTGGAATCTATGACAGGTCAGGTATGTCATATTGGAGTGAGTACCAGAACACAGCCATCTGCGGGATGATGTCTAAGAGGTGGACACCATATGCAAGTATTGAGGCTGCTATCGAGGTTGGGAGAGACTTTTGTGGAGAGTCACCCAAGAAGCCTATGACTTCATTTTTAATATTTTATATTATTATATGTTTATATTTAGTATCATTTCATTTATAATTTTATTAATATGTATTCAGTTGTACACTGGTAAAATATATAAACCCTGTAAAAAATGTGAACCAAATGAATATTTTATATTAAAAATAAATCAACCACCCGCTCATTATAGCGAAGAATTATATAATTGTCTAAAGAATGGCACAATTTTAAGAAATGAAAAAAATTTTAATAATGCTCAAGGAGTAAAAATAGACAAAAATAAAATTCCAAACGAAGTGAAGAATTTCTTCTTAACGGAAGAATTGAGAGAACAAGTTAGTGAAGCTGTTGGAGAAAATGTTGATTTTGCGGATGATATAGAAAAGTATAAGATATTCGCTAGATTATATGAAGATGATGGTGACCATATTGATTGGCACTATGACAATAATTATACAATCGGGAATAGATATACACTTGTGATACCATTAATTCAAGATGTAAATAATACATCGGAGTTTATGATTAAAGACCAAAAAACACAAAAGGAAATTAAAGTTTCATTGAAAGTTGGACAAGGTGTTGTATATAACGGGACGGTGACATATCACAAGATAACTCCACAAACTGGCGGAGCAGTTCGTATGGTTGTTATAATACCATTTTATTCTAATAAAAATATGAATGTATTTAAACGTGTACAAATGAATGTTAGAAATATTTTATATAAAAATTTAACCTTATAATATAATATGGAGTTCAAGCGACGAGGTAGCCTTGTTATGCCAAGGGTTCCTGTTGATATAACATTCAAATGTAGGATTGCAACCCCAATGTACGAGAAGAACCAGAAAAAATATCTCGAATTTGAGTTGATGGAACCTGTTCGCAAAAAGATTGAGAGTATCCATAATCAAACAAGCAATTATATTCACAAGAATTTTATAAACCCCTTGGGAGGACATACCCTCAAAGTCAAGGTTCCATACAGATACAATCGCGTCACTTGTAAGGTTGGGGGTATAAAGACCATACAAGAGATGGAGAAGGGTGACAACGTAAATGTTCATATAGAGTTCTGTGGCGTGTGGGAGGTTGGTGACTATTGCGGACTGTCGTGGAAGCTGGCTTCTATTGAGTGAAAGGTTCCAGTGCCAGAGGCACTGTGTCTGACTCCTTCGGAGTCAATCCAAAAGATCCACCCACCAAGGATACTCCTCAATGTCCCCTAAAATCTTTGAAATCTTTTCTTCAATCGACTTGTTATATGTGCAACCCAATTCGAGCTTGTTCTTATAACAATTTGACAGCACTATGTTGCCATCACACCTGTCCATAAACTCCTTAAGAAGTCTATGATTCCTGTTCTCCATTCGAAACAGGCACATTATCTATAACCTCTTGTTGGTTGTTGACTTTAACTGGGATGTCAATCTTCTCGACACCCAGCTTCTTCAGGTTGTCAAACACCATCATCATACCCTCGTGGCGGTACAACTCACGCTCCATATTGGTTGTCTGCTCCTTTAGGCGTTCCATTGTGTCGCCGATAATCTTGATGTTCTCATCGATGCTGAGGGATGACATTATACCGATATAAAGTTACTATCCTTTAATATGATATGGGGACCCTAACGCGGAGTGGGTATATCCTTTCTAATAACAGTCGCGAAGAGGCTGATATTGTCAATCAAACAAAAAAGGAGTTGACTGTTCGTGCTGTAGTAAACAATGAGTTTGGGTTTCCCCCGCCACCTTTCAAGGTGTTTCGACCAACCAAAAAATCCGTATGTGTGCCACGATTTTATGGTGAGGAAAGGTTTGGACCAGCTGCAGAAGACAAGAGGCCTGCGCCAGCCCTGTTCGGAGGGAAAGTCCATTTTGTCGGAAAACTCCGGGATGAAACCTCACAAAATGAAGCCTTTTCTGCAGCAATTCGGGCTGGTCACGGGGTTCTCTCATTGCCCTGTGGGTACGGAAAGACAACCGTCTCCCTCGCCATAGCCTGTCACCTTGGATATCGCACGATGATTGTTGTTCACAAGGAGTTCTTGGCCAACCAGTGGCGTGAAAGGATCCAGCAGTTTTGCCCAGGGGCAACAATAGGGATTGTCCAGCGGGACACCATTGACATTGAGAAGGATTTTGTTATTGCGATGCTTAAGTCACTCTCAATGAAGGAGTACACGTTTGAGCAGTTTGAGAGTGTTGGGACCGTCATAGTCGATGAGGCGCACCACATCTGCGCAGCTGTTTTTTCACAGTCAATGTTCAAGCTGTGCCCCAGGCACGCCTTTGGATTGTCTGCAACCCCAGACCGGAAGGATGGCCTCAGCAAGGTGTTGTCATGGTTTATGGGCCCAATATTCTTCAAGATTGAGCGGGAGAACCAGCAGCAGGTTGAGGTTTTTCCAATTGACTTTGACTGTAGGAGGTTCCGCGAGGCTCCCCCCTGCAACAGGATGGGAAAGCTGTCACTGGCTGAGATGATTACAGAGCTTGTTGAGAATGAGCAGCGAAACAAGGTGCTCTTAAAGCTGGTCAAAAAGGCTTCAAAAGGCACAAGACAACTTTTGGTTCTGAGTGACCGCCGGCTTCACTGCCAGTGGCTCCATTCACAGTTTCCTGAAACCTCTGGGCTCTACATGGGTGGTATGAAGGAGGCTGAACTTCAGGAGTCCAGCAAGAAGAAGATTATCTTTGGAACCTTCAGCCAGGCTCACGAGGGGCTGGACATCCCAACACTTGACACAATCATCTTGGCAACCCCAAAGTCCGACATCAAGCAGTCAATTGGGAGGATAATGAGAGAGACTGTAGGAAAGAAGAACAACCCCCACATATATGACATTTGTGACCAGTGGTCAATCCTGTTTGCAATGTATATCAAGAGGCGGAAGGTTTACAACGAGGGTGGGTTTAAGATTGAAGGGACAGTTGCTTCGCAACTGGAACAGGAGGAGGACCAGTGGAAAAAGCCAATGTTTCTTTCTTAGAATATAGTAAATGTCTGGTGCATTGATAGAGCTTGTTTCAAAGGGTGTTCAAGATGCCTATATCACAAGTGATGACGGGGTGTCACTTTTCAAGATGAAGTACAACCGCCACACAAACTTTGCAATGGCTCCCAAAAGAATTGAAATTTTTGATGCGGATGCCAACACAACAACAAGTGTCAAGATTCCAAGCCTTGGTGACCTTGTGAATGAGGTGTGGCTGGAGGCTGACAACATAGCTGAATATCTGTCGGGGACAAGGTTTGAACTGTTTATAGGTGGTCAGCTGATTGACTCACACACATTTGACTACCTGGCTGACATCTGGCCGGTCTACCTGGCTGAGAATCCAACAAAGGCTCAGACTATGAACAACCTGATTACTCAGTCCAACAGAAACTTTTTTCCATTGCACTTCTTCTTCTGTGACAATGGGCTGTTCCTGCCAATAGTTGCCCTCCAGTACCACGAGGTTGAGATCAAGTTCCACTGGGGCTCCTCATCTGTTTCAAATGTTAGGATGTGTGCAAACTATGTGTACCTTGACGCACCTGAACGCGAGTCTATGGTTGAGAGGAAGATGGACATAATGGTGACGCAGGTTCAGAGGCTGGAGAGCCCCTTAACAACAGGAAAGAATGATGTTGACATCTCGTACCTGAATCATCCAGTAAAGAGTCTGTACTTTGGGATAGAGGCGGCGTCGCCACTTATCCAGAGGGACCTTTTCACCTTTACAGGGGCTGACCTCCAGTTAAATGGCACGTACGTTTTGGAGGACATGTCACCGGATTACTTTCACACGGTTCAGGGCTATTACAGGTGCCCAAATGGGGTCATCAACTACGACTCTGTATTCAAGTGCCCAGTGTACACGAGGTACTACACGTACAACTTTTGTATGAATGCAAACGAGTACCGCCCAACAGGAACCTGTAATTTCAGCAGGATTGACAATGGCAAGCTGACCATTCACGGGGTTGCGAAGGGTACAGACCGGGGTGACGCAGAGCTCAGGGTGTACGCGGTCAATTACAACATCCTACGAATCGAGCGCGGTTTAGGTGGAATTTTATTCGGCAACTAATGTAACAGATGGCATCTGCAGGGAACCATCGATATGCCAAGGCTTTGGTGTTTGAAGACAGCTCTGACTACAATACCGGAGAGTCTAACACTCTAGTTTGTCAGAATGGCATACTCTATTTTAACGGCAAACAGCTTTCTAGCCCACAGGGAAATCAATTCGACATCTTTACTGCAAACAAGGTGACGGCATTGTCCGAAGCAAACATAACATTTTATTCCAACCTTGTTATAAATCCACTTACAGGTGGTCAGACCCCCCAAGCCGGGCAGGGATTTCAATCTTATAATGGGCGCTTGTATTATGATGCTATTAAGATTAGCGAGTTTGCAAACACGTTTAACGATGATGACCAGCTAGTTTCAAACTCGATAGTACCAAATGGGGATGTCACGTTTACAGTGAAATCAAACCTTGATGTTCTGAACGTCATGACGGCAAATTCTCAAACCATAACATTTGTACCTAGCACCCTACACTTTTCAAATGCCGGCCCCGAAATTACATTTGATTCAACAGACTTTAATATCCAGCCAGTAAGCACTGAGACAAATGTTCAGTTTTTGGGGGCGAAAAACGGGTCTGGGTCAGACTGCAATGTCAACTTTGTGAGTTCAAACAGCGATAATGTCCCTGGTACAGATGTTGTCAATCTCAAGTTTAAGAATAAGGTTGATACAACGAATCATACATTGGCGACACTCAAGGTTATTCAATCAACTCCATTCAACGCAAGTCAGGGTGGCGGTTCAATGACTCTTACCTGTAGAAACCCACAGAATGGTACGCTCACGGCGGATGTTCAGAATGTTAT